GACCACAAAATGGGAAAAGGGGGTCCCAATTCGTCAAAATTCTGCTGCCCGTAGACATGATGCGAGGGCCAAGAAAGCCATCGAGAAGCAGATTGCGAGCACCCCTGGGTTTGTAGAGTACAAACGTGCTGAGGAACAACTTATGATCACGATGCGGCTGAAGTCCACAGTCCCGCAACGATCCCAAGAACGCACGTTGAGGAGACACGGCCCGAATGCGACTTTCCTACGAGTTGCTAAAGGACACTCCGTTCTCTCCCATAGAGGACCTAAAGGAGGTCGTTCTAAGAGCTCTGTGGAGGAAGCCGCGCCTGTACAGAAAAAGCCTGAAACCGAGGAAGTGCCTGTTATACTTACTGGTGAGATTAGAAAATTCTATCTCTACCAAACTGAATATGGTTCTGAAGGCTGGCGTGTAGATTTTGACAACAGATACCGTACTTGGCGGTACAAGATGATGCGTTGGGAGGCCTCCAACCACATGGGTTTCGAGACGTCTGACGCTCAACCGGAATTTGAGTATCCGGGAGCCTACGCTACTTTGTCCAGGCGTGATGCTAAGGCTACGAGGAGAGCCGACGCTGTCCGGACTAAGGGCAAAGAGAGCGTTCATAAGCACCATCTCAAACACAACGCGTCTCTCGAAGCTCTCTATGAGTTGGGCATGGGGGAACAACCCTTCATCGTCAAAATGAGACGTGTAGCGGAGCCTAATTTCTTTGTGAAGACGCCCGATGGCACTACAATCGCGTTGAAAATGTCCTCTAGTAGCACCGTCTTTGAGGTAGTCAAGGCTTTGTTTGTTAAGTTGGGCATCCCTAGGTCCAAGGCGGATCCGAACAAGCTCACAGTCGTGTTTGAGGGTAAGAACATGAACTGGGACAAGACCATCGGCGACTTGGGTGTTACCACCGACTCTACTCTCCATGTCTTGATGAAGCTTTTGGGAGGTGTTGGCAAGGATCACAACAACATGATCACCCTGGAGGCTAGAACCTACGATCCCCCTGGCTGGACCTACAGCAGGCAGATAGTGGGTATGGATGTGCAGACGGGGGAGGTTCGCGACGTTGACATCATGATGCCGTCAGAGACACCGTTTCCTTGGGCTAAACCCACTGTGGGAGACAAAGCTTTTCTCAAAGACAATCGGGCTGGTGCGTGGCGTTTAGTACATAGATTCGCCACCAAGTTGTCTCTATTGGATTCCAAAAAATTTTCGTCTAGGCAAACAGTCATGTTGGAGACTGCAACCGGTGACAAGGTGTCCGTTGTTAGCAAAACAGCGTTCACGTTGCTCAAAGACCACTTGGTCACCGTGTTCGTTGACTTTCCCGCTGGTAGATTCCGGGGTATTTCTGGAGCTTTGCTTGTTTCCGAGAGTGTGGGGATCGAGGCGTCTGTCAACACGCCCGCAGCTGAGGAGTCTTTCAACACGGGAAAGTCTAACAAAGCTGCGGCCGCGTCTGTCAAGAGCGAACTTGAAGAGTCTTCATCTGATTCCGACTCTCTCTCATCTAAAGCCAGAGGTAAGATGTCTGTCGGTAAGGTCATCGATTTCGGATCCTCCGCTCCTAAGTCGAAGGCTAGACCCAAACACGACGACTCGAGTTCTTCCGCTTCTAAGTCTAAGTCCAAGTCTAAGGACGACGACAAGCGTGGAGACACCGGTTTAGCAGCTTCTTTGGCGGAATTGACCAAGAAGGTAGACTCTCTGATCGAGGTTAAAATCCCGATGGAACGAGTAGTGCTCGAGGCAGAGGACGATGACGAAGACGTCGTCGTGCCTGAACCTAAGGTCGTCCACGTCAACAATCATCCCCTCCTGGCCGCTCGGGGTGTTGTAATACTTATCACGGCTTTTTGGGCCTTTTTGTCGTTCTTTGGTCCTTGGTGGTTCGCTCCCGTCTCGACCTTCGCTTTCCACTACTTTTTGTCTAATATTTTGTTTCGCGCCGTATACTCTTACACCCAGAGTTGGTTGAATGCTTGGGATGATTCTCTCATAATGAATGGAGGATACCCCATAATACCCGCATCCGAGGCGGGCGGAGACAAAGACAAACAGACTTGGATAGCCAGCGCATTCCTATTGTCGAATGTACCTCCTCTTGAGATCGCCGCGCAGTTCAACGCTCTTCTCGTCACCTCCAAGACTACGTTGGGTTCTAGATACCGATCGAATTTCAAGTTAGGCAAGGATTGGATAGCCATGGACACTAGGCTTTTTGGACACTGGGTCGCGGTGATCGAAAGACTCATGCGCAATACTAGCAATTGGGTCAAGGTCGACGGGAAGAATTGTTGGAGAGCTAAAGTAGTCTCTGATGTCAGGATGACAGTCTTCATATTCTCGTTTGTGGTATTGGCTTGTCTAAGGATCTGGTACACTTTCGAACTTCCTACCGTTTTGGACATGTGCCCCATCATTCCTTTGCCTCCAGTCATAGCTCCCCTCAAGGTTGAGCACAAGGGCTGGGGGTGGAACCTAGAAGAGCTGGCTTGGGAAACAGGGTACAACGAGAGGCCCATACCGGTCCCTTTGAGGAACGCCACTTCAGCTAACACCACATTGTGTCGGATCTTGTCTTGTTGGGACGATAAAACCAATCTTCGTTGTTGGTTGGATTCGACTGTGGATAAGGTCGTCACACAACCCACTCAATATCCCGTGTCTATCTGGAATTTAGCTGCTATGTACGTGCCTATAGGAATGGATCGCACTGACTTCCCGTCCATGGCTAACACTCAACCCCCCAAGGAGGAAGTTGAAAGTTGGCTTAACAAAGCGAGAGAGAAGTGGGGCTGGAGCTCCTGGCGAGATTTGGTTCCGAGAGTCCTTAAGCCTGAGTCTTGGAGTCCGGGGCTGATATCAACGGTCATTTTTGACACGGCGGCCCTTCCTAAGATTGACGGGGATTGGTGTTTCTTTTGGGGCATGATATTCTGGTACGCGCTTTGCGAGGAAGCTTTCCGTTGGATTTATCCCAAAACAATGTTAAGTTTGGTGGTCGTCGAGTTTTCTGTGAACACTTGGAGAGGTTTTAACGCGTTGCCAGCTCTTCTGATGCACTATTGTTGCTACATTTTGGGCGGCACCTCAGCAGGCAAAGGGTACAGGTTCTATAAGATGGTGGTTTTCCACTACGTCTTCAACTGTTTTATCATACACCGCAATTGGGACTTCGCTGCGGGTGTCGCTATGTCAACTGCGAGCTTTGGTTCTTTTGCTGAAAACCCGTTCTCCCATTTGTCCAACGTCATATCCGTCCACGGCTACTCTCATGACGAGTTAGAAGTTCCCTCGTATCCTATAAAAGCGAGTTCTAATGACAATAACAGGGAACAAGAAGCACGCATGTGGGTTATTCAAGACCTTTACGTCAAGCCTTACACCTACTTTGTGCAATCGGCGGAGAACGTGGTCAATGGACTGATCCATCGCGTCTACACCACTCCCAGCTTGGACCCCCCTTTCGTTAAAGCTCTACCCGAGGCTCGCAAGCGCATGCCCGACAAGGTCCAAAAAGCTCTGTTCTCTGAGTTTACTTCTTTTTCCGAACTGAGTTGGGAGGAATGGTGGCGCAGTCAGAAGCGACCGAAGGCAGCCTACAACGCCATTTACGGTGTTGGTGGTATCGGAGAGAACCCGGTGGATCTTCCAGATAGAATGGCTACTTGCATGGTCAAAGTGGAGCCAGTTGAAATCAAAGAGGCTGGTATAGGGGAAACTCACCCTAGGTGCATCATCTTCTCCACTCCTGAACAAAATGCGTGTGTGGGCAGGTTCTTTGGGCCTGCATGTAAGATGATATACAAAGCGATCAGTGCTATGGTTTCCAAGGTGGGTGGCATCGAGGTGGATGCCATTGTTTCTGGCTACAACAATGACGCTACAGCAGCGGCAATAGTGGCTCTTAGAGACGAGTTAGCTCTGTATGGCACTCCCGTCTTCATACCTTCTGACTTGGTCAAGTTTGATGCATCTTGTGGGCCCATGGTCAGGTGGTGGAATCTCAAGGTCGTTAGGAGGGCTTTGAAGTATTGTGTATTACCAAAAGTCAATAGATACCATGTTATGAGCT